AACAAAGGTCGTTCATACGTTAAACATGGTGTGAAAGACCTGTCTTTTCAAATCCAAGATGATGGAACAACCATAAAGGTTTTTCTTAAATACGAAGATGAAGAGGAAATCTGTATAGATTGATAAATAACTCTATTACTATGGAGTTATTTTATGTGGATTTACAAAGGGGAAGAATTTACCTCTGAGATGATTGAAGATTGGATTGGATTTGTGTATATCATTACAGACAAATCTACTGATATGAAATACGTAGGCAAAAAGCTGCTTGTTTCTAAAAGAAAACTTCCACCACTCAAAGGTAAAACCCGTCGTCGAACTGTTATCAAAGAAACAGATTGGCAAAAGTATTATGGATCTTCAGAAGAAGTTCAACAATTAGTTGAGGATAAAGGCGCTGATAACTTCCATAGAGAAATTCTTACTCTTTGTAAGTCAAAAGGAGAACTTGGTTACCTCGAAGCCAAATATCAATTTGAACATGACGTCTTGTTGAGAGACGACTATCATAACGGAATTATACAATGCAAAATTCACAGAAATCACGTAAAAAGCTTAAAAAACAGTTGACATTCTCTTAAAAGTATATTATATTAGATATAAATGAAAAGGAGAATGTTATGATTGTAACCAGAACAAGTGTATTGACCGGCAAAGTCCGTACTCGAAATATACCCGTTAAAGAACGCGATCTTGACCTGTACGAAAAAGGCTATGCTTCTATACATGATGCTATGCCTTATCTCGACTCGTCTGATCGCGAATTTATTTTGTGCGGCATTACTAATAATGAATTTAAGCATGCCTTTTCAAAGCAATTAAGAGAAATCGTTTCTGATGATTTTGGAGTAAAATTTTGATAGTACTATTTAATGGACCTCCTCGTTCTGGAAAAGATGCTGCGGCTGATTTCTTTAAACATCGCAAAGGATGGAAACATCTATCTTTCAAATATCAACTATATAAAGAAACTTGCAACTACTTTGGTTGTGATTATGATTGGTTTATGGAGCGATATGATGATCGTTCAGTAAAAGAAGTTCCTCATATAGATCTTGGTCATATGTCATGCCGTGAAGCTATGATATATGTATCAGAACAAGTAGTTAAACCTTTGCGTGGCCTAGACCACTTTGGCAAATTAGTTGCTGATGAAATTGACTTAAAAAAAGACTATGCTATATCTGATGGCGGGTTCGTAGATGAATTGATCCCTGTTGTGGAAAAAGTTGGTACAGAAAATTTTGTATTAGTTCAACTTACCCGCGATGGTGAGGATTATTCGTCCGACTCACGTAGATATTTCCAAGGTAGTCGTATTCAGAATGAATATGTTCTTGGAAATAAATATACAGAAATAGATAGAAAATATGTATTACCTCAAGTGTTTGATGTTAATATGTACAGAATACATAACAATGGTTCTCTACAAGATTTTAATAACACACTCGAGAAAATTTATCAATCAATAAAAACTTTAAACTTAATGGAGACTATATAATGGATGTTCAAGCAATTGACAAGACGTTCGTAATTGGAGCACTTAAAGAAAAAGTGTGTAAGATCGTATTTACCAAAAAGAATGGTGAAACACGAATCATGCATGCAACTTTAAATGAAACCATGTTACCACCTCAAATTGATATTGAGGAAGAAATTCAAAAGAAAACAAAAAAACCAAACCCAGATGTGTTAGCTGTATATGATGTTAATGCACCAGGATGGCGATCATTCCGATGGGATTCCGTAACAGACTTTAATGCGGAGTTCAATGGCTAATGAGTATGATTTATAAAGGCGAAGTAGTAGAGTCTGAATTATCTGCTAATTCAAAAGGCGGTACAGAAATGATGCGCCAACGCCTATTGGATAACGTTAACAGCGAGCTCTTAAATGGGTTCGCTATTCACCTTTCAAGACCACGTGATATTCCTACCGATGTAAAAAATATCTTTTATTGCCACGACTTAGTAGGCGATCCAGAAAATAAGATACTTGAAAACAAAGGTTGGGAAAAGTTTGACCACTTTGTTTTTGTATCAAATTGGCAAAGAGATCAATACATTATGGTGTTTGGTATTCCATACTCTATGTGTTCTGTTATTCCAAACGCAGTTGAAACTCGATATGATAGTGAAGAAAAAGAGAAATCTAAAACAGTTCGTTTTATCTATCATACAACACCACATCGTGGTTTAGAACTTGTCTATCCAATTATTGATGCACTATCAAAAGAATATCCGAATATTCATTTAGATGTATATTCATCTTTTGCTATCTATGGTTGGGCACAACGTGACGATCCATATGTGGAACTATTCACAAAAATTCATGAACATCCAAACATGACCTATCATGGGTCAGTTCCAAATGAAGATGTAATTCAAGCGCTTAAGAAGTCTCACATCTTCCTTTATCCAAATATTTGGCAAGAAACATCATGCATTGCACTCATTGAAGCAATTAAATCTGGCTTGTTATGTATTCATCCAAATTATGGAGCACTTCCTGAAACCGCAGCTAATGCTACAGTGATGTATGATTATAATGAAGATGCAGGCACTCACGCTAATTTGGCATACGCTATTACAAAAGGTGTACTAGAGCAAATTAAAAACGATCCGAATTTCCTAAATAGATTTACAACATCAGATCGATTTGCTTTGATTCCAAATGACATTGTTACCTTTGGTAATCTGTGGACAAAACTTTTGAGACAAAAAGGAAGTTAACAGTTGACATTTACAAACACTTGTGTTATTATAGTATTTGTAAATTAATTGAAACGAGAAACAAAATGGCAATATTAGTAGACTATAACCAAGTTATCCTTGCCTCGCTATTTGCGAGCATTGGAAAACATTATGACGTGGCTGTTGATGAGAACATCATCCGTCACATGTTTCTGAACTCATTGCGAGCTAATCGTAAAAAGTTTTCAGAAGAGTATGGAGAAATCGTTGTTTGTGCTGACGGTAAAAATACCTGGCGCAAAGAAGCTTATCCATACTATAAAGCAAACCGCAAAGCTGGTCGTGATAAATCTGAACTCGATTGGAATGCACTTTTTGAAATTATGAATAACCTTCGTTCTGAAATTAAAGATTACTTCCCTTATAAAGTAATCCATATTGACCATTGCGAAGCTGATGATATTATCGGTACGGTCATCCATGAACATGGATCTGAGCTTAATATTGGTTCTGAAAAGTTCCTTATTCTATCGGCTGATAAAGACTTTATTCAACTTCAAAAGTACGCAAACGTAGATCAATACGATCCAATCCGCAAGCGTTGGATTCGTCACGACCAGCCAGCTCAGTACCTTGAAGAACATATTCTTAAAGGTGACACGGGCGATGGTGTACCAAACATCTTGTCACCTGATAACTGTTTAGCTGTTGGTGAGCGTCAAAAAGCAATGACCAAAAAGCGTCTTGCATTGTATTCAGACGGTACTGAAAATATGGATGAGGAAACTCTACGTAGATTTTATCGTAACAAAATGATGATTGATCTATCTGAAATTCCTCAAAAGTATCAAGATCAAATTCGTGCAGAGTACAATGAAGAAAAAAGCATTGGCCGTGAACATCTGTTTAATTACTTTATTCAGAAAAAACTGAAACATCTTATCACTGACATACAGGATTTTTAAATGGCGGTACATATATCAATAAGTGAAATCGTAGCTGAAACTGGCAAGTTGAAATCAACTGCAGAAAAGGTTGCAAATCTTCAAAAGCATGATAGCTTTGCATTACGCACTGTTGTTCAAGCTACTTACGATCCTTCGATAGAGTTTTTAATTCCTAATACTCCTCCGCCTTGGAACAAAAATGATTACGAAGATGAAGCTAAAGCTATGCTTATATCTGACTCCCGTCGTCTTCGTATTTTTGTAAAAGGTGGTGGATACGACGACATCAAACAAGTAAAACGTGAATCACTCTTTATATCGTTTTTAGAAGACATTGATAATGATGATGCAGAATTGTTAGCTAATTACATGATCTGTAAAAAGCCCTTTAAAGGTATTTCCTTAAAAGTAATCAACGAAGCATTTCCACAATTAATTAAAGAAACAGCATAATAGGTTAAGAATATGGCTAAGCGTAAATCATTCCGAGAAACATGGGACGACGACGAATGGGGAGACAATGACGACTATTCTTCTAAGAAAGAAAATCGTAAAAAGCAACGTAGAGAAAAGCGAAAATCAAAGCTTTCAGAGCGCTGGTTAGAAGACGATTTCAATCTTTCGAAAAAAAATAATAAGTAACACGGTAAATATATTATGGCATATAGTAATAGAACATGCACTGCATGCGGGTATAGAAGTATTCAACCCAACATGAAGCAAATTGAAATTGAATACAACAGCGGCTCATCGAATGCCGGCCTATCAAAGAGGGCAGTAGGGTTTGCATTACTTGGTGACAAGAAAGCAAATAACCAACTTGGTAATTGGATGAGTGGTAACAGCAAACGTAATTACATGCGTAAGCGCAAGGTTTGGGTTTGTAATACAGTTGGATGTGGTAGTAACGCACAGCACAACAAACAAGGCTTTGGTAAAACGTTACTAAAATTCATAACTCAATCTCTATTACTAATTGCCCTTTTTATTGGTGCAATATTGATATTCGCATAGAAAGGAATATATCATGGGTAAATTAATTGGCGGAATCGTAAAAATCATTTTAACAACCATTGCATACATTCCATTTATTGGCAAGCCTCTTGCAAACGCAATAATCTTTATACTTGAAAACTTAATCTCACTAATCAAAAAGCTGCCATACATTATCGGGTTTGGTGTAGTTGCTGTTTTTGCAGCTATATTTTTTGGAATTATTTGAAAAAAATAATAAGTAGTTGTTTTTAAACGATTCTTTTTTGTAATTAAATCAAATTAACTGTTGACAATACTGTTTTAATATGTTATATTGTTTATATAAGGTAAAACAAAAAGGATCTACCAAATGAAAAAAGTAACAAAATTCGACCAAGTAACTCTTAAAGCTCTTCGCGTTGAAATGCAAAATGT